CATCTCCATAAAAAGTTTGTGGTGAAATATATAAAGAAGTTCTTTGACCATCTTCTGTTAATGCCCTTTGTAATTCATCTTCATATAACAATCTTAAACTTTCAGTTCTTTCAGGTGAATGTTTAATAGATAAATAATATGCAAGTCCAGAAGTCATACAAGGAATAAATCTGTAAGCAACATCAGCTGTATTCGTATAAGCTCCAGCATCTTCTATTCTTGCAAGATAATAAAATTTAAGTTGATAATTGGATCCAGAAAAAGCTGATCCAGGTGTTGTATATAAAAACACACTTGGACTTACGGTTCTTTGAACATAATATTGTGAAGGAGTTCCTTGTGATAATTTATTTGGAAGATTTGCATAAGTGGATCTATCAATTTTAACTAAACTTTGATCAACAGGTGCAGTTGGAGTTGTATTATTTCTAACATAGGCTTCTAATATATCATTAATATCTTGAGGAAAATTAGATGAATCATTTGCATAATTATATTCTGCTTGTCCTTGAACAAGTGGAATCGTTGCTTGTTTCACTTTCCAAAGATGAACACCTCTATTTCCCCATTCAGAAAATAAAATATTAAGTGATCGTCTAGCGCTTTTTAAATGATACCCTGTACGAGTACCACCTACGCCAGCTCTTTCAAAAGCTTCTTCAATGATTTCGTCGATCTCAAGATCGAATGATGTAGTACCAGAGGTAGCCATCTACCCTCCTATTTATCTATAAATAATGTAACAGTAATTGTAGTTGACTTTGCAGTTACACCAATTCCATCAACAATGTCAGCACTTACAGAATCTGCATATAACACGCCATCTTCTGGAATGTTTAAAGTTTCTGTTTCACCTGCTCCAACATTAATTGGAATATAAACTCCAGTAGTTGTTGTTGAACTAACAGTTGTTGTATTTGCTAAACCGTTAATCACACAAGAACCAGAACTTCCTGTTGATTGAATCATATAACCTCTTAATCTTGTTCTACCTGTAAACAAAACTTGAGAAGTTGTTGCTGCTGCAACTACGACTGGTTTTACGTCTGATTTATAACTCATTTGTTCTCCTTAGTATGGAGCTCCCGAAGGAGCTCCAAAAATTATTACTCGCTTGGTTTGCCGTTATCAGCAACTGCATAAGTGAAAACACCTGTTACAGTTCCAGTACCCGCAACATCTCCTACCATACCATATACAGTAGTGTTTGAAGTGATACCAGCTGCGATAACTTCCGCACCATTCGCTCCTGTGATTGTACCTTTTACACCAACAACAGCTTCATCAAAGAAACCATTATCGTCTGCAGAAGATCCAATATCAACTGTAGCAGTTGCGCCAGTAGCAGCAACAGTTACAGCAAATTGAACTGGTACAGCGCCTGCTGGTAATACAAAATATTCACCAGTTGTTGCACTTGCTCCAATTCTTACTTGAGTTGAAGTTGTAGATCCAGCGTCAAAACTGATAACTTCAGATTGAGTCATCACTGCTGGTGATACACCAGAGTTTTTATCTTGTCCGCCGTATGATCTAACTACTCCTTGGAATGAAGTTTTAGCCATAGTTTTATCCTCCTAATTACATTGACATAGTCTTTAGGCCGTCGACTATACGCGTCTACGTCAATTTAAAATGTATAGTGAATAAATTATATAGAAGTTTATTGAGAAGTGCAAGGTCTCCCGTAGTCTAAACACACTTTTTGCTAAAATTTAAGCTTCTAACTAGCCTGCAAACTGATGAACTTCGTAATCAGTGGAATTTGCATAGTTATATGCATCATCCTCTTGCGCTTTAAGAATGGATCTAATGACCTTTTTGATCTCATCCCCTAGCTGAAGCATTTCAAGTGTTATCTTGCCTTCGTTGGAAAGATACAACTCGTTCCATTTAGACTCCAGTTGTATTTTCCTGGCGAAGAGTAACATTGTGCCTTGTGCCATCGTTAACCTCCTCGTAGGTTATATAGAATCCAGAGCCAGTGGCAGTACCACTAAACTTTAATGGATTCGGCTCCCATTCTATATCACTTTTTCCCAGATTGTCAATGATTGGTTTATTCAGTTCTTTAACGTCATTGATCTCATTTTCTGAGTCAATATAGAATTTAGTCTGTAAATGCTTGGTATATATTTTAATTAGATAAGTTCTCACACTCTCTCCTCTACCTTAAATTGATGGGCGGGTCAAGCCCGCCCATCGAATATTCGATTACGCTCCTGGCGAACCGAAGATACCTCTAGCATCAGAGAAACCAAAAGAGTATCTCTCTCTAGCTTTGTATCTTACGTTACCAGTATCGAAGTCACCTTCCATTGAAGTTTTGATAGGTGATCTCACGAACATTTTTAACCCATTCGGCACATCAGTTTTAATGAAGAACGCAGCTGTATCAGTTAAGTAATGGTTCACAGTATAACCCTGTGGAATCATTCCCATAGATCCAATTGCATTGATATCATTATCTGCTGTACCAACTCTGTTTGAAGATTTCATTAATCTTTCCGCAGTAAATTGTAATTCACTTGGGATAATTAATTTTAATCCTCTTGCAGCAACTTTTAGGCCTCTTTCATCTGTGAAAGCAGCAATATCAATTAATGCTTGCTCTAAAGATGTCTCGTTTAAGTCAGCTGAAGTTGCTAACTCATTTGAGTAAGTACCTGCAATTGTAGGGTGGTTAGTAGCACAAAGCTCCACACCATCTCCACCTGCAAAGTTAGAGTTGAACGCGTTGTTTAACACGTTAGCCGCTTTAACTTGTTTTGTATTTGCCATAGATCTTGCAAGAGCTTTTGTGTATCTGCTTGCGAGTCTATCATACAAGTTGTCTTCGATCGCTTCTTCAGTGATCGCAAACGCTAAAGCGATTGTTTCGTGAGTATAACGAGCTGTGTAAGTTTCTTGAGCATTGTCATAAGACACTCCAGAACCTTCCGGTTTTACCGCAGCATTCGCGAAACCAGATAACATTACTTCTTCTTCAAAAGCTCTGTCTGAATTTTCTGTATCGAAAATTTCTGCGTGCTCGTTCTCATATCTTTTATATTCCAGGCCAAATAGAGCATTTAAACCTGGCTCTAGTTCTTTAACTAGCTGTTGTCTTGATATAGCCATAATTTATATCTCCTTATTAACTGTTGACCTGACCTGAACCGTTGTACAAGTGTCCAGCAACGCCAACTACCCAGTTAACATTTGCTGAAGAGATGTCTGAGTTTTCAATGTCTTTTGAAACACCCATAATTCTCAATTGTGCAGCTGTCGACAACCCAATTGTTGCGTCAGCAAGTTCAGTTTTTGAAACACCGTTGATTGTACTACCTGCTAGGTAAGTAATGTTTGCATTTGCAAACACATCACCTTGTGCAGAAGCACCAGTGTTGTCTGATTGTATTTCGAACCTTGCGAAAGGATCGTCATATACGAAAGCTCTGATTTCTTCACCAGTAGCAACGTCAGTCGAACTATAAAAGTTCGTAAATTTTGGTTTTCCAGTTGATGGATCTTTCGTAATGAAAGCTCCCCAGAATACACCAACGATGTTAGTTGTTGTAGCATCGTCGATCACTTCAACTGTACCGCCATTTACAGCAGTTACAAGGTCGCCTTGGAATATAGAAGTCGCATAAGCATCTGCGATTAAATATTCAGACATCCCTTGGTTATCTGCGTTTTGACCAACTTTACCAACAGGTTTTAAACCAAAAGCAGCGTCTTTATTTGCCATAGTTTTTTTCTCCTAGTTTAAGTTGATCGGTAGTCTTAGAAATCACTAAAAATTAGTCTTTCTTCGTACCACCGAAGGTTACACGAGTTTGTCTATCATTATTGATAGGCATACTTGGGTGCTGTTCCTTCATTAGATCGTTGTTTACTGCTTCATCGCGATCCTTAGTTTGCTTTGCAAAATAAGCTTCACGTGATTTTGCGATCTCTTCAGGTATCCTAGCCAGCAATAGGCCGCCGACCCCTATGACTCCTGCGTACTTGCCTTCATTTACAGTTGGAAAGTCTTGTTCAGGATATTGATCTGCTCTTACGAGTTCCCATCCTGATCTTAACTGAGCTGACATATTCTTCGTATCATCGAATCCTAATGTCTCCGCTCTAATCCATCTGTGTCTGAATCCATCAGGCGCAGGTGGTGCATCTAGTGATGACGGGGGAGTCCAAGTTTGAGGTCTAGTTGACTTCGTTCTTGTCTGACTCGCACGAGAAGCTTTGATGTTATTTTCTTTTTCCATACGCTTATGCCTCCTTCGTGGTTAATTGTTTTGCGTACTCTTCGAGTGGCACACCTAATCTTTTAGCGATTGCTACTTGTGACGGTGTGAGTTTCACAGTTTTTCTGCGTCCTGTTGTGCCCGGACGTTTAGCTGAGGCTACAGTTTGAGCAGGTTTTGCTCTTTCTACAGCGTTATCCTGAACCTTACCAAATTTATGCGGAAATTCAAGTCTTATTCTTTTATCAATTTCTGCATAATATTCATCAGATTTAGGATCATAACCTTCATCCTCGACTAGTTTTTTATGTAAGTCAAAAGCAGTGTAAGTCATTGCAGAATCATTACCAAACCAAGCATTTTGAGCTGCCCAAGCTTCTGCTTTCGCATCCGTTGGAACATCTTTAGGTAAATCATAACCTTGATAGTTATTAACGGTCTCATATTGCTGAGGAGTAATATTTACCTTTTTATCTTGAGTTACAGATTCTTGCTGTGCTTTAAGGTTAGCTAATCGCGTTGCATCTGCATTTAAAACAGCTAATTGTTCTTGAGCTCTGACTTGTGCGTTAACATCTCCAGATTCAATAGCATTTCTAAGTGCGGCTCTAGCTGCATCTAAATTTGT